AGTTGTTCAAGTAGGTTGAATGGATGATGACGGTGTCGGGTGCGTGCTCCTCGAACTCTCCCGTGCGGTGGTTGAGTATCATCTTCGGGGAGTTCATCAGAACGGCCTTCACCCTGCACAGCTCAGGCGGCAGCTTCTCGCCGCCGATGGTCAGTTCCATGGGCACCTCGTGCCACTCCTCAAGGTCGAACCACTTCTTCTTGATCCAGTGCTCTTCGGAAATCGGGTTGAAGGCTGCGAGTATCTGCTGGCCTTCCATACCACGCAGACGGAGGCGTATCTGCTTGAGGTCGCTTTCCTCATACTCGGACAGCTCGTCGAGGAAGACACGCTTGTACTGGGAAATACCCTTGATTTTCTCGCTGTCATCAAGACCGGTGAAGTCAATCTTCGCCCCATTGTCGAACACGATGGAGTTCTGCTTGAAGCGGCAATGCTCCGCCAGGCCTTCAATGCCGTTGATGGCGGTCTTGAAGTCGGTGTAGATGGTCTTCTCGATTGATGCGCCCACCTTGCGCATGACGAGCTGGTTAGAGCCCTCCCAATAGGTGAGTATCGACAGGAACTGCGCCACCGAGTAGGACTTCGACGATGACGAGCCGCCCATGAGCACGATGTTACGCACGCTCGGGTCGAGCGTGTACCTCCATAGCCAAAAGGCGTTCGGTGAGAACAGTTCCCTATCCAGCTGCATCAGTCTTTCTTCTTGGGTACCAGCACCAATTCGCCCTTGTCGGTTGGCAACTCGTGACGGATTGTCTCTACATACTCGCCGAGTAATTCTACAAGTAATTTAATCGCATTAGGGTCAGACTTAAACATACAGCGGTTGAGGAAACCCAACGCCACCATCAGACGGGGGGTTACCTTCTTTGCGATTGAAATATCATAACCGAGATTGATTATGCGCTGCTCAATTACATCTGATGACAATTCAACGTCAATTACGGAATCTATTGTCTGCGCCAACGTGCGTTTCTCGGCTTGCACTTGCTGAGAGGTTTCTCCTCCTTTTTTGCCAGCGTTCCGTGCTTCTTCGGTGCTTGTCCGTGCAAAACGGCCTTTGTTATCTCGGAACTGCTTGCTATGGTTTGTCTTGTTGGCCATAGTATTTGACTTTTATATTATCCGTTACCTGTGTGATAATATTGTGAACGTCCTTGACCTCGAATATTTTCGACCCTTTGAATATAATATGAATCACGTTCATATACACCTGAATGACGGTCGTTCCTTTCGGCAGCACGTATCGCATTCCTTACAGCAGTTTCAGACGCATACCCATTAGATTCGTTGCCTGTTAATTTATCAACATAGACATATTGAATCTCTGTTGCGTTACTACTTGCCTCTTTAGGCCCTCTGATAGGCTCGGTAAATCCGGGTCCTGTTCTTCCACTATCAAAACTACTGCTGCCAGAATCGTTTCCTCCTGAATTTCTTCCCATAATAAATCATTTTTTAGCGTTAATAAAATCAGTTATATAAAGCAAGCTATGCTTGCGACAAAAGTCTTTTATATCTTCTCCTCCTCCATAGACAATAAGATTCGGTTTTTCCAGACCGCTTATCTGTCTTGCCACATCTAAATCACTCTTGAGACTTTCAATCCAATCGGTTAATCCTCTTGTAAAAAAAGCATTATACCCATTTGGGATGCCCAACTTGTTGTATTCAATAAACTTATGTGAAACATTTAAATCTACATAAACATTCAATCCACATTCTTGCAAATACCTTGCGAGCCAACGTTTCTTGTAAATTTTATTAAGCCCATAAGCAATAGGCGTCTGGTCATGAAGACTTAGATTGGGTTCTACTATAGCGTTGCAACCACTCATAAGTAACTTAATCGGATTCTTAAACAATGCTTCAAACCGATAGTCATCTACATAAAAATGGTATGTTGCAACATTTTTTCTTATACGACTATTCGCGCCCCAAGGAGAAAATGGCAGTTCTAATTTCCCTGCTTGCTTTTCAAGTAATAAGTTAGGTATTTCAAATATGTTGTCACTTTCATATAAGCAATCCTTAAACATTTTTTTGTAAAAAGATTCCTTCTCGTCATTATCTTTTGAGTCAGTTTTTTCAGTTTTTACGTTTTTCTTATCTTCAAGAAATTCCATTCCCCAACTTTCTAACTCGTTTCGCCCCCAATCTTTTGAAAGTGCATCAAAATCATTTTCGCCAAAATCATTGTTGTCTTTTATGACATATTCTCTCAACTTCTCTATCGGTGTACTCGATGGGAGTATTTTACACGGAATCTCCTTATAACCTATTTTTTTACATGCTCGCAACCTCATATTTCCACCGATTACGACATACTTTTCCCCATGTTCGACAACTATTAATTCCCTCAAACTCAACATCTCTGGGGATTGTTCAATTGATTTTATCAATGCCAAAAGCCTTTTTCTGCTTATAGTTCGTGGATTTTTAGGCAGACCTTCTATCTGTCCAAAATTAATCTCAATTTTTTGTATTGGAATTAAACTTGCTGTTGCCATAATCGTAAATTTTAAAAAGCCCCGCCAACGAGCGACCGCCAACGAGCGACCGCCAACGGCGGGAAAAAGTCAAACATTCACACGCAAAGTTAGTCACAAATCGGGGCGACCCGACAAAACGCCAAAATCTTGAGCCGCCCGATGTCAGCAGAGTTCCTCGGTGGGCGGTCAAAGGTATTTGAACGTGTAGCCCTTGTGGTGGGCTATCTTGCCCTGCGCCGCCCTTACGACTGCGCTGTGCGTGAGGTTCAGTGCATCGCATACCGATGTCACCGACTCAAAGCGACCGACCTCGACACCGCCCTTCATCACAAGAACGGCTTTCGGGGTGTTCATCTCGCCCCGCATCAAGCCCGTCCGTATTGCGTGGCGGGTATTCTCGGAGCGGGTGACCACTTCAAGGTTGGTGACGTGGTTGTTCGTCTTGCACCCGTCAATGTGGTTTACCACCATCCCGTCAGTCAGCCCCAAGAAAGCGGCGGCGACAAGGCGGTGGACTTGCACAAGTTTCTTCTTCGATTTCCTGCACAAGTTGACGTAGAGATAGCCGTTGTCGTGCAGGACTTGTTTGCGCAGGTGGTCGTTGCTCTCCTTCAGCACAAAGTTGTAGCCAAAGCGGTAGCGGCTCTTCACCCGCCCAAAATTGCTCACAAAATAGAGACCCTCGTAACCAGCGACGGGTCGCCATTCCTCATTCTCGAAATTCTTGATTTCAGTGTAACGCATAATAAATCCTCGTTGTGGCGGGAAATAAAAACGGTTCCTCGCCGACCCGTTGCGTTACACCTATCGAGGCAGCAGGGGCATTAACCGCCTGCACGGGAACGAGGAACCTATTACCAAACACCACGCAAATAGTGCTAATAGTGCTGTTGTCAGTCCTTTGATTTTTCTTTGCCTCGATGTGTAACGCACCGCAAAGATAGGCATTTCCAACCATTCCACCAAAATTTCAAGGGGAATTTCGCCCGCCACGAACGACGGGCGATGCCCCTAAAAGACCGACCACGGGAACGCTGTAGTGCTGTTGTCGTTTCGCCCCAGTCCGTAGTCGGTAAGACCTGACATTCAATCCTTGTGCGCCAACCTCCACGCGATGCGGTCCTTGATGACCTGCTCGATGTTCCTGCACCCCTGCTGCCTCAAGGCAAGGCAGGCGTCGATGATGATGTCGGCGGCATGCTCCTCACGTTCGGAGAACTCCGTCTCGTAAGTCTTGCAGGCGTCATCCTTGTGCTGCTCCTCCACGAAGTCGCGCGTCAGGTGGAGCGGAGGGCGCGACACCGGGCAGGCGTCGAACTTCCTCCAGCTGGCACTGACCCTGATGGACATCGCCCTTGGAGACGTGTTCTCCGCCACCTCGCCACGTTCCTTCTTGACATCGAGTAGCCCTTTGATCAACTTGTTCAACTTAATCATGGATGATTGGATTTAATGTTGCTGAATGCGGATTGTCTGCGCTAAGGCGGTCTTATGGTAGTCATAGTGGTGGTGATGATTACTCGGTTAACGAGAGCATCGCCTGTGCGATTTCCTTGACCAGGTCAAGCGGGATGGCGACCTTGTAGCGCTTGTCCCGCTTGTGACCTGTGAGCATGACGTAGTCGCCGGCGGCACCCTCGTGCAGGTCGAGTGAGTAGTTCTTCACCCAGACCTGCTTCTTGATGGCCTTGCCCATAGTGCTGTTGAGTTACGTTGGTTGTTATTCGGGCAGCGGTGCCGTAGATACGGTTACGTCCATGTTGTCAAGGTAGGTGAACACATCGACGATGCTGGTCTCCTTGAGCGTGTCAATCTGCCAGTCGACGGTAGTGTTGCGCTGATATTCCACAGCCTTCGCCTTAGCCTCGTCGAAGTCCTCGGCGTTGATGAGGATGGTCTCGAGGTGCTTCTTCGACTCGGTGCCGTTCGTCTCGTTGAACTGCATGAACGTGTACTTGACCTGGTAGTACAGGTCGCTGTCGCCTCGGAGGTAGTTGGTGTACGGGGCAATCTTCTCGGCGGTCACCTCGAAGGAGCCCTGGATGAACGGGCGCATCTTGTCGGTGATCTTCGCTTC